AAGAGTTTTCCAAACTACAGGAAGTGATCGAAACAGGCAAGGCCCCATACGATCAGCAGCAAGCACTTACACTAGATTTCTTCAAGCAACGTATCGAAAACTTAGAGCGTCATGTTGAGGTGTTGAAGGATAAAACATCTGAAATCAAAGCAAGCAACGGAGCGCCCTAATGAATGTAACTATGATGGTGCTTGTGCTGTATCTTAATGGTGCGATTATTGAGTTTATGGGACACCATGAAACTGATGATGGATGGGAACGGATGGGAATGAGTGGTTGCTTACAGGTTAAGCGAACACTAAAGCGCAATGGTTGGAAGGATAGTGCGGAAGGTAATACTAGATACGCTTGCGAAAAACGCACAGTAGAACTTAAAACTAACTGGGAAGGCAACGAGATTGTGTTCTCTCTGATTAAATAATCAACGGAGGCTATATGTGGAAGAAAGCGGTAGAGAAATGGAAAAGTTTAGACGGGAAGGTGCAAATCATAATCGCTGTGGTCGCGGTATTCTTTTTACTTGCCTTATTCTTTGGCTCTCCTGTACCGGATGTTCAACGCTAAAGAAGTCAGCGATAGTCGCAACGGGAACAGCGATAGGTGCTACTGCGGCATCTGCACTCAGTGGGGGTGCGCTTGCACCAGTGGTAATGGGAGCCACGACGAGTGCCTTTGTGACAGATGCGGTGATAGAGGTGACGGATACGACCCCGACTACACAGGTGATAAACAAGGCTCCTGATAACTTCTTCACCATTATAGGTAAACTGGTTAGTCTTGGGGGATGGACATTAATATTGATCTTCATAGTGCCGATGGTTCTGGGATGGATTCTTCCCGGCCCACTGCAAATAAAGAAAAAGAATTAGTCGTTGTAGAATGGCGCGACATTATAGCCACATCAGGGTGGGAGCAGGAGATATCTTGCCCCACCCTTTTTACTGTGGGGTGGCTGATAAGCAAGGACGATGACACAATCCTGATAGCGAACACAAAAGACCCTGATGACTTTACAGGGGAAGGGAAGTCTGACCCCCCGATTTATTATGGACTTCACGCTTTTCCTGTTGGCGCTGTTGTCGCCGTTCATCCATGCGATCCCGCGCATAAACCCTTAGAGAAATCCCCTCGTTCCTCTCAAATATCTCAGGCCATTTTAGATATTCCCCCCGAACCCAAAGACCCTCGTACTGTTTGAGCCAACAGTACCTAGCAAAGTGTAACCTTCTGTCCTCTGCCCATTCCTCTTCCTGTTCTTTAGATGGATTTATCAAGTTGGTCTATCCTCAAGTTATACATATCCACCAGAGTGGTGAATGATCCATCCCTATCCCCCTTCTTCATATACTTTGCTTTCTTAAAGTAATCATCCGAATACCCACATAACCAGATGTTCTTTAAACCGAAATAAGAACCATTCTCCTTCCTGTCAAACTCCATACTGATGAAGGCGTAGAGGTCAGGGTGTTGGTGTTTGCTGGTCTTAGCCACTGATACCTCGTAGAAGCCCCTAGGAGCCACTGTACGGCGTTTAGTCTTTACCTCTATACTCCTACCCTTATAAACCAGATCGTACTCCCTGTGGTCTTGTACGTCCACTGAGAGGTGATCGGCTAGGGCAATCTCACCCAACCTACCGGCAAGATTACCCCTACCTTTTGTAATGGAATTCTTAATGCCACCAAGGTCATTTGCCCACTGCAAGGCTTGGTCTATCATTTTCTGAGTAAACTTTATTGATTGCATCTATAGCCTCCTCCAGAGTACACTTAAATAGTTCCATTCCACAGTCATCATACCCTAGTGTTCGTAGATTACAGTAGTGTAGTATAGCGTGTACCGCTTGCTCTGCCTTTAGAGCCTCCGCAAACTGGAACTTATATACCATTTCAGACCTACCAAATCTCCTAGCGCTAGACATGATATCGCGGATGCCATCAGGGAATGTTTTGCCGATTTTTAGAACCCAAGGGACATCTGGGTTCTGCACAATGTAAACCCAACCCTCTGGAATCTTCTCCCCCTCAACCACCTTTGACCCCCTCTTAGTCATAGGCTTTGACGGCCCATACTCAGACTTAAACCGGGGGGTAATGTCTACCACCTTGTCATTGATTTTCCATTCTGTAACCTCTTTGTTCCATTGCTCTTCTGCACGGTCAAGGTATGATTGCCACTCTGGAGTCCCTTGCACACCCCCACTACCCTTGGCAATCTTAGTTTTCCAATGTACCTTAACTTGTCCAGTTGTCGGATGTTTGGGCCTCTGAGTCCAGTAGTAATTTTTGCATTTACGGCATTTATTTTGAAAACCATCTTTGCTACACGCATCGACTCCAAAATTATCAACCGGAACCTGATGATCCGGGTAATCATTCTCACATTCCCAATGCCCCTTGTAACCGCTACATCTTTTAACTTCCATTTTTTTCTCCATTTTAGTGAACACCTTTTAACCCCACTACATTCTCACCATCACCCTCTGTTAGCATCCTCTTGAACGCTCTCCACATAAACTCATGGCTGGCATATTGAGATTGCAGAGCGCAAGACTCAATCAGTTGCCCCATCTCCTTTAGATCAAACAGTTCATGCTCTATACCGTCAGTCATTAACTCCAGAGCAGAGTCAAAATGAAACACAACCATTGCTGGTATGCTCATCTTAACTCCTTCATCCTGCGGAACAGTTTTAAAGCCGCCAGATAAGCCTCAAAATTCTCCTCTATGGCCGTTGATCTGACCGCCTCAAACCTACCTGTTGCCTTGTCGCACCTAAGTATGTAGGTAGCATCCACCGGAATCCCATGTATATCTTCCACCGCTTTTGCATACGCCGCAACCTGTAGATGATATTCCGGGTAAACCGCTTTACTCGTTTTCCAATCAATAACACAATATTCTCCATTAATAATAGCCCTCGCATCCACAGTTCCAGCATACTTATACTTCCTGTGGTACAGTTTCTCCTCTGATGATTTCCACTCCACTACGTTCTGCCCAACCCAATCCTTGAAAGCATGGATAGCATTAACCGCCTCTTCCTGTTGGGGCATCTTAGGTATCTCACCATCCCCTAACTTCCAATTGATAGCACCCTCCACCCATTCATGGGTGATGGTTCCTATGTTCAGGGCATCGTGAGATTTGCTACGGTAGGCAGACTTCATCCCTTTGATAAGGGGATCAATCGCCATGCGGGATTTGTAAACTTTAGTTTTTTTAGAGGAGGATTCCTCGTCAAAGAAAAAGTTTTTTTCCAGCCATGTCGCGCCTACCTTTAAGGCCCACGGAACAAGAGCGGGTTTTGAAATGATATCCAATACCTTAGTGGCACTGGGGATTATTTCCTCCCCTACCCTGTAAGAGTGGAGTTTACTGTCGAATAACATTTCGACAGTATCCCCATCATGGTACTCTAGTTTCAAAACGGCACTTCAGTGGACGTTGATCTACTAGCCGATTTACCTGCGCCGTTATACGGCTCCTCAATGCGTCCAGAATATCTCAGTTTACCTGAGTTCTTTTCCCATACGGATACCCGCATCTTCTGCCCGTTTACTAGGGCGTAGCCAGTTAAGTCAGGGCGATTCTCATTCCCTTCCTTATCATTTTCAAACAACGACAGATCACCTTCTTTAGTTTCATAATCACTCATATAGTTCTCCTATAGTATTTTGTGTTCCAAACGCCTGTTGGCTTGTTCGGTTCGCCAAACTTCAATATGAAGTTCGGCCACCTTCAGTTCCCAACGTAGACGCTCCTCTCTTTCGATTGCTACCGCGATACCGTCTATTGACTTAGTAACTTCCGGTTGCATCGAAACCCAATTCTCCTTGTCTGCTACAGTTTTTCCAACAGCCTTACTGTACAACAAGGAACGCTGAGTCTTTTTAAACTCCGTCAACTGATACGTTTCGGCCTTGGCCTGTGCGTAACTAGGAGCCACATATTCTATCTGTTTGAGGTATCCCTCTACTTCACTGTTCATAACTCTATTATACCATCTTTAAATGCTTTGTCAAGCGTTTTTAAAATAAATTCTGCTTGCCAGTTTTTCAGATCACCACTATCGTGCATCTCAATATGACACTTGAAACACAATGGCATCGTAAGCCAGTCATCCGCTTTGTACCCCATCCCTCCAGAAAGGGGCGCGTGTCTACCTTTAAGGTGGTGCGGGACGATAGTATCGTCCTCTATCTTGCAGTTCACGCAGGGAAGAGATGCAACCCACTGAAGGTACGGCTTGCTTTTAATCCGCAATGTTACTCTCACTCCTAGCGGGTAGTTCGTCTATAAGTATTTTAGCATATTCTATTATCTTGCATAAGTCTGAATAGGGTTCGCCTTTCTTATCCCACCGACTAGCATACTTCACAATGTTACCAGAGCAGAAGTCCAGTTTGTTCGCCATGATATACTCAATGGGCTGAATCTTCATCTTGTAGTGTGAGGGTTTCATGTTTGATCACCTATATCGTTGTCAATAGGACAGTAACCTCGCCACACTCTTTCTCCATGTTTGTTGTACACCTTTAATGTGTCACGGTCTATATTTTTATATCCGTTATTTTCAGACCAATCAAACTCACAGGTATCACCTTTGTAAACATACTGCCTCCATCCTTGAGCAATAAAGGAATATACTTCTCCATCTACATATAATTTGTGGCTATGAAAAGAACTGTCTTTAGTATGTTTTCCCATATTCCACCTACCGGGTTTATAAATTCTATGGGTAATATACTCTTCTATACTTGCATTTTCAAATCTCATATCCCGCACACCCCGCTTAGGCATTGCTCCTCACTGTTATCCTCATAGACCACCCCACGCTTACTGTGAGCCTCCTCATAAGGCACTGAGGTAATGGGCTGACCGCCCCTAGAGCCATCAGGGTACACCGTCAAACCGCGCAGACCGGGGGCGTAGTCGCTTATAATCTTAGCGAACTTCTGCACCTGATCCTCATTGTTCAATTCAGAACCCCAAGTGGGTATGTTTA